TGGCTGAGAAGTGCGGTGGTCAGTTCATTGGCTGTCGCTATGGCCTGATCGTCTTAGAGGAAGGGCCGGTTAATACCGCGATTTATCATTTTCAGCGGCCGGACGACGGTTAACTGCAGGCAGCAAGGTTGGCAGTGACATAAAAAAGGGGCTGGCAGATGCCAACCCCTTGTTTGCTATTAACTTTTAGATGTCGCGTTAGCGATACCTTAGTTAAGACGCTTTTTCACGGCACCATTGATACATAAGCATTTTATTTATAAAACAGTTAGTTACTTCTATATCTGGTGCAACCAAATGCGAGCACGTACAAGCTGGGTAGTCAGTTTGTGGACATTAAACTGGTCAGAGGGTTAAGCGCTGCAGCTTCTTCTAAATGGTCGGGAGCAAAGTGTGCATACTTCATGGTTTCACGGATATTTGCGTGGCCGAGTATTCTTTGCAGCACCAGAATATTGCCACCATTCATCATAAAATGGCTGGCGAAGGTGTGCCGAAGCACATGAGTTTTCTGGCCTTCTATAAGCTGAATAGTCGTAGTAGCGAGCATCTTCTTGAAGTCCTGATAGCATGGCTTAAACATTCTGCCCTGCCGTTCCTTCAGTTCATCATAAAGCCACTGCGGGATCGGAACGGTTCGATTTTTCCCGCCTTTAGTCTTAAAGAATGAGAGTTTGTTAGGTGATAACTGTGAGCGGGTCAATGTTTCCGCCTCAGTCCAGCGCGCACCAGTAGCTAAGCAAACTTTACATATCATCTTTAAATCTGGCTTTCCGTAAAGTTCGCAACCATCCAGAAGTTCAGTGATCTGCTTTAGGGTAAGCCAGGACATTTCCTTTTCATCTTCCCGGAACGTCCTGACGCCTTCCAGTGGGTTAGGTAATGACCATTCCCCTAACCTCTTCAGCTCATTGAAAACAGCGGCAAGATAGTTTTGTTCTCTGTTAACCGTGATAGGCTTTACTTTCCACTTTGATTCATCATCGTGATAACCATTGGAAATTTTCCCCTGCAAGCGCTGGTCACGGTAATGTGCCCAATCTTTAGCTGTAAGCTGGGAAGCTATCGGATCGCCTAAGCCCTTACATACAATATCCAGCTTAGCTTTGCGGGACTTAACCGCTTTAAGCGATTGCCCGTGAAGAGAATCCCAAAGCTTTATAAGCTCGCTCAGCTTACGGCGATCCTCTTTTTCCTTTATCCACGGTTTGTTTTCAGCTTCACTGCGTGTGTAGCTTTCGTAAGCTACAGCTTCGCCTTTGGTTGCAAAAGACTTGCGAATGCGTCGGCTGCCACGTCCATCTAAATAGAAGTCAGCAAGCCATTCACCAGAAACAAGTTTCTTTATTGCCACCAAATCACCTGCTGTTTTTCAATTCTTGAACAAATGCGGCTAAACCGGGATTTCCTCTGTCTGAATAGCAACAAGCGCGGAATGACTCAGCCCACTGATAACCATCGTTCTGGAATAAATCGTCTGAATTGTCAATGCCTGCATATTGGCTTGAAAGTTTTAAAGCTTTTTCTCTACTAAGAGAAAAAGTGAATGCGTATTTAGGAGCAGGTGTATATTTATGGGTTTGAACATCTAATTCTCTAGGCAGCACAGTTACTTTGACCGTATTAGCTGGAGTCTGAAACAACACTCGGTAAACAACGTAGACAGCTGCTTTATTAGCCTCATATTGAATATTTCTTTCAACGTCACCTTTGAAGATGGTAGGCAAAATTTGCACATGCAAAGGTTTTATGCTCAGAACCTTATAAGAGCCGTTCTCTGGTGGATAGTCATTGTGATCTTCCATCATGGCTTTCGAATCTTTGAACATTTCAGGAGCAGCCCAAGCAGAGTGAGCAAAGGCAGCAAAACAGCAAATTGTGAGAGCTATTTTAATTTTCATAATGACCTAGTTATTTTCCATCAGTGTGAGATAAACCATTCCGACGCATTCAACATCCTCTATCTTACAATCAAAATTAGATGATGAATTTTTAATGTTTATCTTGTTTCCTGGAATTCGGGATACTGCATAAACATCATTCACTCCATCAATATTTATCAACCATAATCCATTACCTATAGCTTTCACTTCTAGATCTACAATCCATTTATTACTCCCCTTTTCTACTAAAGCTGGGTTATTCACCGTTTCTGCAATCAGACTAGGGTCGCATACCCATAAGCCAGTCTTGTTTAGCTCACCGTTAAAGAGGGAGTATTTTTCAATCGTCACAATTTCATTGGATGAGATTTGTTCACGATTGTTCCGCGCAATCATTTCACCAATGCCAGTAGCAAGCCATCTTAGAGAAACGCCTGTATCCAACGCACAGGTTATGACAACGTCGCCAGGGAAATAGTCGCGACGAACCCACGCACTCATTGTGCCGGAGGGAATCCCTAACAAGTCTCCAAGCTCTTTCTGCATGGTAAACCCGTAAGCATGCAGAATCCTCTGAACCACTTGCTTTCCGCCATTAGCTAAAAGCTGCTCGTGCAATTCCTTACCTTTAGTAAAACCATGCGGAGCTGCCTTAAATCTTACATTTTTAAGCTCGCCTGAAACTAACCACTTCAAATCCGCACCAGTATCTATAGCGCATTGGATAATGTAGTCACCGGGCAAGCTACTTCTTGCAACCCAATTATTGATAGTTGGTAAGGGGATCTGCAAAAGTTCAGCAAGCTCAGGTCTTGATCTAACACCATAAGAACTAAGGATTCTTTCTAAAATCTCTTTTGCATCGCCTAAAGCGTTAGACATGGTTCCCTCGAATAATCCACTAGGGTTACTTTACAATCACTCATTTGGATCATATCATTCACCCCGTAAGCCAAAATGCACGCCAATGCACTACAAAAGCTACCAACTGGAGATAATCCCCGATGACCAATCAAATTACAATACCTAGCGGCCCCGATCTGATGACCTATGAGCAGTTCGCGCAGGCTTATGGCTACAGCCTTCGTACCGTGAAACAGATGGTTGAAGACGGTGATCTGCTTGTTATGCCCCGGAAAAAAATTGGTGGTGCCGCTCGCATCAACATGGTTGCCTTTCGCGCGCGTTTGCTCGCTCAAGGTGTAAATTGCCGCTACATCGCAGCGTAAGAACTTAATTATTTAAGTTGAGCAAAGGAATGGCCATGTTTGATTTTAAGACTTCCACCCATAACCACTATGACGACGCCTGCCGCAAGTTCGCACTTACGCACAACATGGCTGAGCTGGCGCAGCGTGCAGGCATGAAAGTGCAAACTTTGCGTAACAAGCTCAACCCGGATCAGTTGCATCAACTGACCGCTCCAGAAGTACTGTTACTTACCGACCTGACCGAAGATGCCACGCTGATGGATGGAATGTTAGCGCAGTTGCAGTGCCTGCCATGCGTACCGGTTAATGAGCTGGCAAAAGATAAGTTTCCGTCCTACGTGCTGAAGGCTACCGCTGAAGTCGGAAGCATGGCCGCCAGCGCTGCAAACCCGGAGCGGATAACTGCAACATGCCGACGCAGTATTCTGGAAGCCGCAAATACCGGCATTCGCTGCATGATGCTGGCAGCACTGGCCGTGCAGAACCGCGTTCACTCTAACCCGACTTTAGCATCAACCGTTGACGCTATCAGCGGGCTGAGTGCTTCGATTGGCATTAGCTGAGGGCGCGCGATGATTTCATTTGCGGCACAACTCAAGCGTCAAAGTCCGTCAATGTCTTATGGAAATGGCTGGATTATGGGCGAGAACGGCAGGCGCTGGCATCCGGTTTTAAGCCAGCAGGAAGAGGCAAAAGCGACAAGAGGTGAATCATGGCTATCGAAGGCGATTCAATGCTGGTCGAGCTTACTGCAGGTCAGCGGGTTTCGGCGCTGAATCACGTTGCCTTAATTCGCGCGCAACTGATGGGCGGTAACTGTGAAAAGGATATGGCTCGTTTTTTCTCTGAAATGCGCGATGTGACAGACAGTAATTACCGGGACAACAAGCGTGCACTGAGCGCAATTCTTTTCCTGGCTAACATCGGTAAAGACAGGCACGAAGCTGATTTTAGTGAACTGACTACTGATGAAAGAAAGGCGCTTATTTGTGCAATGAATCATTTAAAAGCAGTCGTGAGTTTATTTCCAAAGCGAATGACCCTTTCTAACTAAATAACCCGATGTAAATAAATGGCGTTAACCCGCCGGGCATTCTTTTGCCCAAATTCAGGAGAAAGAAACATGCGAAATATCCAGACCCATAATTTTAAAGCTGATGACGATGCACTTAGCGCCATGCTGAGTAAGGCCAAAACCGAGCAGCGTTCTGATGATGCGCTGTCAGTTTCAATCCGCCTGGCCGCACTGGCAATTCATGCACGCCAAAAAGAAATGTCTGCAGTAGAAATTATCGAACTGCTGGACAAAGAGGCCGAGCGCTTTGAGAGCCAGGCGCAGGAGTTACACTGATGGCCGACTCAATCGACATGGCGCAGCAGCGCGCCGATGAGCTGCTGGCGCGCAACATCGCCAGCGTGGTTAATCGCCCGGTCGGCGTGGCGGCATCCTTCTGCGAAGACTGCGATGCCCCAATCCCGGAACAGCGTCGCCGCGCGGTGCGTGGCGTAACTCGCTGTGTCAGCTGTCAGGACATGACCGAGCTGCGCGCTAAAGCATCAAAAAGCGGTGCGTTATGAGCACGATCCTAAAGTGGGCGGGCAACAAGTCCCGCGTTATGCCGGAGTTGCTGACGCACCTGCCTGAAGGTGATCGCCTAGTCGAACCCTTCGCCGGTTCCTGCGCAGTAATGATGAACACTGATTACCCGGCCTATCTGGTTGCGGATATAAACCCTGATCTCATTAACCTCTATCGCCAGATTAAAGAGCACACCCGTCCGTTTATCGTTATTGCGGCCAGCCTGTTTAATCAGAACGTGACCGGTGAGAGCTATTACGCCGTCCGTGAGGCGTTTAATCACAACCCTGCGTTGCCTCTTCTTGAGCGTGCCGCTTATTTCCTGTACCTGAACCGCTATGGCTATCGCGGTCTTTGCCGCTATAACAAACGTGGTGAATTTAACATCCCGTTTGGTAACTACGCAGAGCCGTATTTCCCACTGGCTGAGATAGAAACATTCGCGAAGAAAGCGCAGCGCGCGACGTTCATCTGCGCTGACTTCCGCGAAACGCTGCGCCTGACTAAAGCTGGCGATGTGGTTTATTGCGATCCACCTTATGACGGTACATTCGCGGAATATCACTCTGCAGGTTTTGACAAAGATGAACATCACGATCTGGTCAGCATGTTGCTTGACGTCTCGGAGCGCTGCCCGGTTGTGGTTTCTAACAGCGACACCCTCTACACCCGCAGCATTTTGCGCGCTTTCGATATCACCAGCATCAGCGTAGCCCGTTCGGTTGGCGTTGCCGCAGGTAAAAGCAAGCGTGCATCAGAAATCATCGCCGTGCGCCTTCCCGCAGTCGGGCCTGCGTGGTCTGGCTTTGATCCGGCCGCAGCCGCGGACTGGTCTGCAGAAGTGCAGGCGTCTCGATGATTCAGGAATACGCTTACCCGTGGAATGCTCCACGGGAAGCCATTGCCAGCCCATACGCAACCTATGAGGAAATGCACAGCCGCAGTCAGATGATTGCGGCTTTAGTGCGTGCGCAGGAACTACTCGAAAAGCAGCCGACGCTGATTCAGATTGATGTAAAGCGTCGGGTTAGTGAGTTGGAAAAAACACAGGGTATTGATCGTGCCAATGCGTACTTAACGAAAACTTTCGTTGAGCGCACATTGCCACGCGTTGAAACCGTTAACGCTCAATATCGCCTCGGTGAAATGAGTCACGGCATGTTTAACCTGCTGGCAGGTAATGCCACTAAACAGGATGGCGCGGCCCGCGCAGGTGGTCAGCTATGGGAGCTGATGCGCCGCTTCAACCGACTGCCTGATATGGCCCGCGCCGATGTCGATTTGCTGGCCGGGGATGTGGCTAATTTCATTCTCGCCGAGCTGGTACAGGCACACGCGCAGGCCAGTGACGAGTCAGACTACAAATACACGCACCGTCTTTACATGACGGCTGCCACCATCACCCGCGAGCTGAGCCAGACGCCTCCATTGTGGGATAAAGTCACGTCCCGGCTGTTTGACCCGGAGGACGTTACCCCGGCGATCATGCGTATGCAGACGGAAAAATGGTGGAAAGGCCGTCTGCGCCGCGTGGCAGCATCATGGCGTGAACACCTTCAGATCGCCCTGGCTAACGTCAGTAAAAAGCATACCCCCTACGCCAGCAGCATGGCCGTTTCAGAATGGCGCGAGCAGAAGCGCCGCACCCGTGAATTTCTGAAAGGAATGGAGCTGGAAGACGAGGAAGGCAACCGCATCAGCCTGATCGAGAAATACGATGGCAGCGTGGCCAACCCGGCGATCCGCCGCTGCGAGCTGATGACCCGCATTCGTGGCTTCGAAAACATCTGCAATGAAATGGGCTTTATCGGCGAGTTTTATACGCTTACCGCCCCGGCGCGCTATCACGCCACAATCAAAACAGGGCATCGTAACCGCAAATGGAATGGTGCCAGCCCGGCCGACACGCAGCGTTATCTCTGCAGTGTCTGGCAGAAAATCCGCGCCAAGCTGCACCGCGAAGAAATCCGCATCTTCGGGATCCGCGTTGCTGAGCCTCATCACGATGCGACCCCGCACTGGCACATGCTCATGTTTATGCGCCCGGAGCAGGCTGAGCGTGTGCGCGAGATTGTGCGCGACTACGCCTGGCAGGAAGACAGCAGCGAGCTGACGACCGACAAGGCCCGTAAGGCCCGCTTTCATGCCGAAGCTATCGACCCGGAGAAAGGCAGCGCAACAGGTTACGTTGCTAAATACATTTCCAAAAATATCGACGGCTATGCGCTGGATGGTGAGACAGACGACGAAAGCGGCAAAGACCTTAAGGAAACCGCCTCGGCAGTTTCTGCCTGGGCGGCACGCTGGCACATCCGCCAATTTCAGTTTGTGGGCGGTGCGCCGGTCACGGTTTACCGCGAGCTGCGCCGCATGGCAGACAGCGAAACCGCGCACGGCCTGAGCGTTGAGTTTGCTGCCGCGCATGACGCAGCCGACGCAGGAGACTGGGCCGGATACGTTAATGCGCAGGGTGGCCCGTTTGTGCGTCGCGACGAGCTTGCTGTGCGCACCTGGTATCAGGCAAGCAAAGACATGAATGAATACGGAGAGGAAACCGTGCGTATCAAGGGTGTTTACGCAACTGAAGTTGGCGATGACACACCGATCTTAACCCGCCTGATGCAATGGAAAATTGTCCCGAAACGCGCTGTTGATTTGGCTTTTGAATTTAAGGGCGCGTCCGCGTCCTCTCGGAGTTCTGTCAATAACTGTACGGGAGGTTTGAGATCTGAGGATTCAAACCCGCCGGAAAGTTTCGAAAAAATTGACCTGGACGGCATGAGCAGAAAGGAGCGGCGACAACTTTTAAGCCGGATAAGGGAGCAGAAACCAGAAAAGCGGCATCTCAAACTCAGGCGGTCGGACAAAATCGAAGCTGCGTGCGACAACGTAATAGCGCAGGTGAGAGATTCAAGCGGTGAAACCATCAGCCGCGGAATGGCCGTGCGTCTGATTGGCGGAACGCAGACGATAATCGCTGGTCAAGTCTTCCGCAGCTTACCTAATGGAGAATTGGCCCGCCCAAAATTGGAGCCGAAAAAGACTTTCGTATTAGAACGATTTAACCGATTGGCAGAAAAAAACCGTAAAAAAAGGCCGTAATTCCTGCATTAGGGTAATGAAATCAGGTGACCGTCGTTCTGATGACCACGATTTATGAGCAAGTGATTCTAAAAAAACCCTTAGATTTAACTGTTGCATATCAATGAGATAAAAAACAAATCAGCCAAATATTTTTCATTTCTCAACTTATAAGTGCTATGCTACTGTATAAATACACAGTTTAGTTGGGGGAGGGAAAATGACGGTTCAGGAATCAAACCAAATACATAAAAAAATGGCGTGCGTGCAGTTCATTGCAGAGGTTTCGTTAATCGCAAACTGTAAGCCGTCAGACCTGAAACTGGCACTCACCATTATTGCCGAATTGGCAAACTCAGAGACTCACCAGGATGCTGGCGAGGAAATCTTTTACGCTGCCGACTAGGGGTTGATATTCGCATTGAAATCATGCTCGATAAGAATCAGAAAATCAGTCAGTCGGTGGCAGATGCTTTCCGGGAAGAAGTGAGTAAACGTGTAACTGCGCTGTTTCCTGATGCGGTGGTGCAAGTGCGACATGGTAGTTACACCAAAATTGAAATGCCTGGTGTAAAAGTTGACGAAGACCGGCGCAGGATAAATGACCTTCTACAGAACGTCTGGGAAGATGACAGCTGGCTGCATTGATAACCGGGCTAATGCCAAAATCTTGATTTTGGCATTGGCACGGTTGAACAACGAGCATTGCGAGGTGTTAGAAAATGGGCGGAAAAGACCCTAATTACCAGATAGTTTATCGTGGGGATTACCTTGATTACTTCCATTCCGGCGGCTGGGTATTCTTTCAGCGTCCTAAAGAGGCTGGCGGAGGATTCTGGCTCGGAAGGACTTACGATTTTGTTTTTATGTTCGAGTTACCGCGCCCTGTTTCCCTTCGTGAAGGCATCATTTATCTACATCAGTTGAGCTATGGAAGCGCTGCTTCCTCCGATTTTACGGGTGCTGTAACCCGTAAATGAGTCATGCATGCATAACATGCATGGATCTGCATTGATTTCTGAAGCACTGAAACACCCTGCAGCGCCAGTGATGGCGCTGTTTTGCGAGGTACATGCAACTGCATTAAAAGCGATGCACAAAGCGGGCAGGCGTGGCGGGGATAGCATTGCGCGCTGAGTCGCTTTAAAGCTCACTTTTGCTAAAGGATCAATGAAAGTTGAACTATCAGATGAATCTGATAGGATTGAGTGATCAATCAATAATCTTTATGATTCCACTCATGACAATTCAAATTATAAACCGTGAAGCGGCAAAAACTTCGGGCAAAGGGTTATCCTTTCAGCGTACAAGAGCAGTACATCGCCTATTGGAATTGATGAAATCAAATGACAGAAGCGTTTGTTATTGCGCTACTGAATTCATAGAAGATTCTGCGTCTCTCTTTGTTAAAGACGGGGTTGCAACAGTCGGGGTTGAAGAAAACAAGAATTATTCAAGTGGATTAAGTTTTAATAGTGATGCTATTAAAAATACACTTGTAGCTTTTTCTGATCAATATATTACTTTTTTCAAAGATACTAAAACTATAGATTATTCGGTATTCTGCCTTGCTAAATTATCTGATGAGCAATTAAATAATGATTACATCACCAATTTAGCTCCTTCTTATCCTGTTTCCGACAAAAAGCAATCAAAACTTAAAATACTAAAAAAACTTGTCAACAATGAAGGGTTAGATGCTTCTGAGGTATCCATAGCAAAAGGGTTGTTTTTAGACGAATATAAAAAACAATACGCAAGGTATGTCGATAAAGAAAGGACGCAATTAGATTCGATAGGGGGTAACTTCAAAATATTAAGTCAATGGAGTGATGAGGATTTTTATCAGTTCATTAAGTCAATAACGTTCATTATTGAAGATGAAACTGATGAGTCTTATGAAGATAAAGTATTAGAGTCCATTAAAGATTGCAGGTTTTATAATCATAAGCACCAAGGCCTTGAAGGCATCATATTAGCAGCGCTGGGTAGGGAATTTGATAGGCGCCAACAGGACAACCGAGAATTTGGTAAGTTTGTCAATAGCGATAAAGTTCAAGTCGTGTATCTTTTAATTGCTTCTAATAGTGAAGATTATAAACCAATCGACCCTTCATGGGAGGCATTTGAAAGTATTGACCTAAGCGATCAGAGAAATCTAAAAGAAAAATTTCAAAATGTATGCTCCGATGTTAAAAAATCAACATTAACAAGGTTAAGCTATGTGGCTACAAAGTCGCGACTAAATGAGCCTTTATTTGGTCAGGAATATGTTTCACTTCGCTGCCAGATTTATGAGTGGTGTGGTGAGTATATTGAGAAAGCCTTTAACCAAGAAAATTATAACATTGATGAACTTAACCAACACTTAGACTACATGGTTACAATGTGCTATAGTAAAATGCAACAATTAAAGCTTACATACAGAATTAGCATAAATGATGAAACATCGATTAAAGGTATTTTGTTAACCCTAATTGATGATTGCTATTTATCTTTTGATGAGAATTAACTTTTGATTATGAAAGATGATGAAAAACTAAAAAGAATAAGTTTTATGTCAGGAGAGGATTTTTACTTCTTGACCTATTTAATATTGATATGCTTAAAGGGTTTTTGTAACAAAAGTATGATTTTTAATGACCATCGCAAACTTACATATTTGATGCAAATAATAACGAACTCTTCTGCGGTGGGGGTTTTAATTGAAAATTTTAACAGCTCTAATCTGAAACCATTAGATAAAGAATTACTCTTTGATGTGTATGTTAAAGGTTCTTTACACCAAAGAGATGTTTATAAAATCCTAAGAAGCCTCGAGCTTAAAGGCATAATATCTGTAATGCTTACTGATAAAATAGACTGTTTTAATATAAAAATAACAGATTTAGAAACTACAAGAGCTTTTTTTGACACAAGTATTTTTGCAAAGGAAATAAATAATATCGAAATCATTAAATCCCATTTCAAACGAGTTAATACATTAGGCTTGGAAGGGTTGATATCGAAATTTTTTGACAATTATGGGTTGAAAGTATGGGCCAGCTAAGCATTCATAGAGTTCATTATGAAGGTAAATCTTATCAGTACAGTTCCCCTGAGCTAGATAAGTTTAAAATAAACATTATTGAAGCCCCTAACGGCAGCGGTAAATCTACATTCTTTGATTTGATATATTATGGCTTAGGCGGAAAGGTTAACCATTTTAGCAAAAGTGAAGCCGTTTTCCACAAAGAGATTGCTAATGATAGTTCGAATTTTGTAGAGCTTGAGATAGCTATAAATAAAGAAAAATATAAAATAATACGTCGAATTAGTGAAAATCTCATAACTATCCTTTCTGACGATGAGATAATTAAGCAAGGCAAAGCTGTAGGTAACTTCCTGTGCTTGAATATTAATAGAAGTAAACTTGATGACTATGTTTTCTCAGATTGGATTTTGGAAAAACTCGACATACCGTCTATTGAGATTTTTCACGCTGGTAAGAACTTCAAAGTTGGCTTCAATGATTTAAGTAGATTGATTTATCATAATCAAGGCACAGATACTAATGGTATATATAAGCCTGCAGACAATCAGAATTATGTTAGTGATTCTGCGTTCCTTAGGAAAGCAATTTTTGAAGTTTTGTTAGGGAAAACATTAGTAAAACTCTATGAAGCATATGGTAAATTAAAGAGAAAGCAGTCTGAACATGATAAGTCATTAGCAATTTTAAATGAGTATAAAAATATTGTTGCTGATATGCATAAACAGTTAGGCATTAAAGATGTTGTCAACGATTTACACCTACAAAGAAATATTGATGACTTGATTAGTGCCAATAATCAGCTTTCTTTAGTTCGTTCTAGTCGCCTGAAAGTTAATGTTAGCGATAATACTGGCCTTAAACAAACCCAGAAAATAAAAGATAATCTTAATACTAATGAACTCGAGCTTATTAGTATTAGAAACGAAATTGATATTAAAATTAAAGATATAGGATTAATAGGTCAAGTTATTTCGAGAACACGTGAGGATGCTTTTCGCTTAAGAAAAATAATACATACTCACAGGCAGTTGGAGATGTTTACGCCTGACACATGTCCGTATTGCTTAAAAAGTGTAGATAGACCTAGCGATAAATGCGTATGCGGAAGTGAAATTGATGAGCATGACTATCGTAGATATTTCTATGATCCTAGTGAGTATTATACTTTGCTAAAAAGCAAAGTTAAGTCTCTGGAAACTATGGATGTTGCATTAAGTGCAGCCAAGTCTGAATTAAATGAATTAGATAAAAAATTTAAAGAATACAAAGACATTAACGATAAAATTAAGAGTGAGTTATCACAGGTTATAAGCGAAATTGAATACGTTACTGATTTTAACGACATTGAAGAAATTGACGATGCTATATTGCTCAATAAAGAGTTGATTAGCAATTACTCTCAAGCACTTATCTTAGAGAAGAACTTAAACAAATACCAAGCTGAAAAAGATAAATTAAAAAAAGAGTTGGACAAAGCTAAAGTAGATGTTGAATTGCTAGAGGCATCTTCGAGTCAAGAATTAGCTGAAAAAGTAAATGATTTCAATAAATATTATAATTTATTCATGCGTGAATCTTTGATGGATTGCAGGAAAGCAGAAATAAACTCTGACGATTATATGCCATTAATCAATAATGGCGAATATAAAGAAGCAAGTGCTTCGGTGCACAAGAGGTTTTTGTATTATGTAACATTGCTGCAACTTTCTTTATTAGATGATATACCCTTCCCACGTATTTTGCTCATTGATACTCCTGAGAATATAGGTATTGATAACGAAAACTTGAAAAGGATGATTAATTGCCTGAGCCTTATTGAAAATCCTAAAGATCTAGATTATCAGGTGATATTGTCTACAGGCGTCAATAAATACCCTGAGGATTTAAAGGAAAATGTAGTGATGCAACTTTCAAGTGATGATCGCTTATTGAGGTTGAAATAATCTTAGAAGCCTGCTTAAGCAGGCTTTTCATTAAAGAGAGTAGTCTTTGAAGCGAATTACCTCTTGATCTAACCAACCGTTAATTTCTTTCAGACGCTCTTGCAGCGGCGTGAGTTCATTACGCACAAACACCTGAGATGCTTTCACCGCGTCACCGAATCCGCCGGAGTTGTCCGGGATAATTCCCATCATCTGAGGCGGCACGCGGTGCGCGCTTAACAGGTCGTCGCGGCTGGCTTTCTTGATGTTAAAGAAATCGTCTTTCGTTGCCACCTCACTGAGCGGCAGGATCTTGATCCCGTCCGGCTTTCCGTTCGGCGCGTACATGAACAGGTTGCGGAAATTACCCAGGCCTTTAGTGTCGCGCATCGCCTGGCGCATCCGGTCAACGTCGCTGCTGCTCTGTGCTGCGTCAGTCATATACAGGATGTAACCGGCGTGCGCGCCGTTCTGGTAATACTTGCGGCGGAACAGCGTCGCCGCCTCATTCAGCCAGGCGGAGTTAAGCGCGCTGAGGTATTCCGGCACGCCGTACAGCTCCTGATTAATATCCGGCTCCAGCAGGTGAAAAACGCTGCCGGCCGAAAATTCGTGCGGCTCTTTCCAGTCATTCACAAACCAGTAAACACCATCCTTAACGCCCCTGCGGGTGAATTTGGCCGGGGTGGTTTCAAGGCGCAGCGGCTTACCCAGGCTGTTACGGCGCAGCTCGGCAAAGGCGTTACCGAAGACCAGATAATCAAGCGCAAACTTGCTGAACTCCTGCTGACTCATCATCGGGTGCGGAATAAACGTTGAGGCCAGAATGTTGCGCTTCACGTAAATCGGCGAGCTGTGATGCACGGCCGAGCGCAGGCTCTTAGCCAGCCCGCTAAAGCTGACCGGCGGCTCAAACCAGCGCCCGTTACCGATGCACTCGGCGTAATCCAGAATGTCGCGCTTATCCATGACCGGCGTCGGATCGCCAAAGGTAAACGCCTCGGCGTGCTGCTGCGGTGCGGTAGTCTGTAACGGCTGCGCGGTGGCGGTGTGAGCCTTGCGGCCTCTGCATTTGCTCATCAGTAAAATTCCAGAATAGAGGGGTTAGCGCCGCCGTTGGCAGCGGTGAGCGGTTCGTTTAACAGTGCGTGCATGATTGCCCAGGCGACGTCGGCGTGGCTGGCCTCTTCGCTGCGACTCGCCTCATAGGTTGAGCGGTTGCCGCTGGCCGTCATGGTTTTGCGGATAGCCATAAACGACTGCGTGATGTCCGTCGCCCCGGCGTCATACTCAAGCCGCCCGCTGCTGATGGTGTCTTTCGCCTTAAGCACCATTGCCGTTTTTACTTCGGACGAGTATTTGATTTCGCGAGCGGCCGGGTAAAACTGGCGTACCAGCTGAAAAACCCCCTGCCCTATGCCGGTGGCATCCACGCCGATATATTCCACAGTGTATTTTTTCGTTAAGTCCTCGATAGATTTCGCCTGCGCGGCAAAGTCCATGCCCCGCCACTGGTGACGCTCCAGCACGCGAAATTTTCCGCCCGCAACGAGCGGCGGCGCGATAACCGCACAGCCTGCGCTGTCGCCGGTGTGCGACGGGTCGTAGCCAATCCAGACTGGCCGGTATGCAAACGGGCGCGGCAGGTACGGGTTAAAATCTTCCCACTCTTCCAGACTGTCGATCATGCAGCTCTGCAGCTCGGCGAACGGGAACACGCTCGCCTCGTCGTCGACAAACTCACACATCAGCAGGTTCTGATATTCCGACGGGCTGTATTCAAGCTGCAGCTGGTCAATGTCGAACAGGTTGCAGCCGCCTGTCAGCGCATCCTCAACCGTGACAATCTGCCGCCACTGGCCGTCACCGCACAGCGCCCCTTTCGCCAGGTGAGAATGCGACAGGTCTATCTCGATGCGATCATCCTTGCTGCGCCGTCCCTTGTTAAACAGCTCGCCTGACCAGAACGGATAAGCGCTGTGCGACAGGGCCGATGGCGTGGAAAAATACGTCGTGCGCCATTTCTTGTGCAGCGACATGCCGCTGGCAACTTTGCGCAACTCCTGGAATTTCGGGATCCAGAAATACTCATCCAGATAGAGGTTGCCGGTGTAGCTCTGTGCGGTGCGCACGTTCGTGCCGAGGAATATCAGGCGCGCGCCGTTCGGCAGCACGATGGGATCACCTTTCAGGTCAACGTCAGCCTGGCGGGCGAAGTCGATGATGTAGTTTTTAAAGACGTGCGCCTGCGCCTTACTGGCTGAGAGAAATATCTGGTTGCGCCCGGTAGTCAGCGCATCGATCAGCGCCTCGCGGGCAAAGTAGAACGTAGCGCCAATCTGGCGGGACTTCAGGATATTGCGGATGCGGTGAGTCAGTCCTGCGCGGTGCCAGTTGAGCTGATACTCAAAGCAGTTATCCATAAATACGCCGGTCAGCTTGTCTGTCTGCTCGTCGCTGAACTCGTTTTTAACGACCGGCTGGCGCTCGCCTTTGTTGCGGTTGCGCACGTTGGGGTTTAAGTCGGCCTCGTTGCCGCTGCTGCGGTAGCGCTCAACGCGGGCAAGGCGCTCAATCTGACGGCCGAGCGCGTCTATCTCTTTGTAATCACCATTCCCCTTTACCTCTTTCATGATGAGCTGAATCAGCCGGGCTTCCATGCTGGATTCCACGCGACTGATGGGCGCGACGTTGTCCCATGCGTCGCGCAGCTTCCAGCTCTGCACGGTTGGCGTTTTCTGTCCGAGCGTCTCCGCAATCTGGCGCACGGAATAACCCTGCCAGTAAAGCAGCGCGGCCTGACGGCGCGGATCGCTGATGATAGTTGTCGGTGTCATATTCATACCGGCAAGGCTACCGGTGCCGAAAATGGCGCGCCTGCTGTCCCTGTTTGCTGATGCATCAGCGGGCTGGCATTCGTTGAGGGATTG